CTTTGCCAGCCCATCTGTATGAGCGATGCACAAAGTTTGTTGTCTTGCTGTTGACTCTTTAGATGTCTCCACGACTTGTTCAGTCTTTTGAAAAAACAAATCATGATGCTCATCTGCCCTTGCCTGCTTGGTCATAATGATACCTACTTTGTAGAGAATGGATTTCAAAGAGGTTGACATTTTAAACCAGAAAATACTTAATAAAATAATTGAACTAATTATTGTAATAAATAATCCCATGATACCTACAACAGAATTTGAATCTAATACCATTTTATTCCTATAACATTATTATATATAATTAGGTGCCTCCTCGAACGGTTTAGTTTTTTCATCTAAAATAATATTAGACAGTATTTTCATATCTTCTTTTGTTTCAAGCATACCCTCTATAATTTGAGGAGCTGCTTTTAAATTATCACCTACTCCAGACATCTCTATATCAAGCGCCATTTTAAAGTGATAAGCTTTTCCACCAGTTACAAAATTGACGGCCTCAGATAAATACGGCATAGAATCAATGATCAACCTAGTAGTACTACCCTCTGAGACAATTAAATCCCGCCAAACTTTGATGGCTTCTTTCGCATTAGTCAACATGTATTCGGAATTCTGGCCTGTCTTTTCAAATTCAAATCTATTCAAGTGAATCAAGTCCCTAATCCATAGAAACTTGCCGAGTAGTCGTTCAGGATTCTCTTTTCTATCTTGCTTCATCAATGAAAAATTCCTAATGAATCTTGCTCGCCTTATTTCTTCTGTATCGTACCCATTATGGCAAATGCAAGCATCCTCAGCCCTTAATAAATATGATTTACCTGCTCCTTTATTTATCTCTGTTTCAGGGTGCTCATGCACTACTCCGTGAAACTTAATCCCTTTGTTATTTCTAAAGACTCTACAAGGCAGATCTGTTTTAATGATTCCCGCTGGTTCAGCAGCAAAATGATGTTGATGAATAGCGTAGGAATCAAATTGATTGTGTTTTAAATACTTGACTACTTTCTCAGGATTAATCCAAACTTCATCGTCATCAATCCAGACTATCCAGTCCTTTGTTGCTTTCTCTACAGTCTCATTTCGAGCTAAATCAAAACCATTTTTAGTAGGACTATTCACTAAAGGAAAAACAGTCGCTTTCGGGTAATCTTCTGAAATCAATTCACTGGCCCTTGTCTGAACATATGATCCCTTAGTCTTTGACATATCTATTCCAATTACGAATTCATCAACAAAAGGTTGAACTGATTTCAATGTCCTCATTAGTGAATCACCATCTGGTGTAATAATCATACAGCATGAAACTTGTTGTCTTGGCTTTTGGATCTTGAATTTCCTATCGTAATCAATCTCTTTAAAATCATCGTAATTATCAACGTTCCACATCCAGATTAAATTACCAAACTTCTCATCCTTTTTACTATTTGGATCTCTTGAATAAATGATATTAAAATTCTGTTTATGTCCTGCAATGTCCACCACATCTTGCTCTTCAAAATGATTGACGTGTTCAATAGGTCTTTGCCTTACCCCTTGTACTAACTGATCATGAGGGCCATGAGGAGTTGACATAACTACTCTACCGCCGATCTTACAATACTTTTCAAGATCAATTAGAAATGATTTATAGTCATTGATATGTTCTAAAACCTCTAAACAAATCACCATATCAAACGAATGATCTTTAGTTTCCCACTTGTCCGGTACAGTTAAAACAACATTATCAATTTTATTTTCAACAATAAACTTTTTGCCTATCTCAACTTGTTCTTTTGATATATCAATACCAACAAAATTAAGTTCTGGAAATATGCTTGCCAAAGCTGTTGTTACATGCCCAACACAACACCCATAATCTAAAACCACAGACTCAGGTTTTAATTTCTTTAACTCTTCAATAATTGGCTGTAATCTAAACTGCCCTAATAACTTATTAAAATCACCTAATGTATGATTATTCTGAATTGAAACATGATAAGCAGCTTGATCATCATAGAAATCTTTTGTGTCCTCTATCTCAGTATCTAGCATAGGAAATGCTGTGTACAGGTCCTCTTCATAGGGGCCTAAGTCATACCTAATTGCTAATTCTTTTGCCGCATTAACATCTGAATAATAAACAAGATGATCAAACAACCTTTTTTTATCAAGTGTTAAATCCTCAAAATCATTGGCAATCGTTTCAAGTAATGAATCTACAGACTTTTTAATATCATACTTATTCGCACACGCAAGAGCTTTTTTGTGTAATGCATCCCACTTTCCTGGATTTTCTAAAAGATATTGAATTGATTTTGTAACTTTATCAATAGACGTCCAATAAACCCCTGCCCCCTCTAATGTTTCTGGTAATGCCCCAACCTTAATAGTAATGATTGGTGTTCCAGATGCTTGCTCTTCCATTACTGTTAAACAAGATGTCTCTTCAAACTCAGTTGGATATACATGCAGCCAGGAATTTTTCATACACTCTGCAAGGTCTTGTTTAGACAAATAACCCATATTCTGAACATTTGGCAGCACTTCGCATCGCTTATACAACATATCATAGAAAGGCGCCATATTCGGATGTTGATTATTATAGCTACAAACTAGAAGTCTAATCTCAGGGTCAACCTTGTAAAGTTGTTCCATGATCCCGCCCCCTTTTACTAAATTCTCTAAACCCCTTTCTGGTCGATGTGTATAGAGAATCGTTTTTGATTGCTTCTTTCTTTCTGGGTTGATTGAGCCTTTAAAGAGACTCATATCAAGCCCATTTCTTAGTACACTAATTGCGCTATCATCAATTCCATACACTTCTTTAACTTGCTCTTTATGCCAATCAGTAACAGCAAGCATTCTATCTACATTCCATAATTGAGCATTAAGCTGTGGTAAAAATCTCTTTAATGCTAGATCATGAGTCCACCAATAGTTTAATTTAGAATTATAATTCTTTGCGAATACTGCTGGCGCTCTTTGGGCAATTAAAACATCATGTGGAATAGATAAAGCGTACTGCTCAAAATTAGTTCCAAATGGATGCTCTTGAGTCATTTCACCAATAGGCATATATACTACACCATCAATCGTTTTTGGTTGTCCGTCTGGAACATTACAAAAACAAAATACTGAATGCCCTCTTTCTGCTAATTCTCTTGAAACTAGATAACCCATTGTTTCAGACCCGCCTAGGGATTCACGGTTTTTTAATGTGCTTCCATCAAAAGGCATTCCAGCTACATGCATCAAAATTTTCATATTATTAATTCCTTTTTCATATAGTTAAATTATTAACGTATTTTCATATTTAAAACGCTTTATATAAGCTTATTCTATCAAAACTATTTAAATAGATAGTAGCATATAGGTTACGACTAAAATCTATTTAAAAGCCGCTTAAACAATCATATTCTTTTAATGGATCAGTAAATAATGGAATCCATTCTTGTTTGACAACATCGTCCCAGCTCATTGGATCATATAAAGGCTTTTCATGCTTAATATTTAGATTGCCATTTGCAAAATCTATATAGTCAATATAAGAGCCAACTGTATTTTTTAAAGCACCCATTTTATTAACAACAGGAATAGCCCCACAATATCTGGCCTTGATTGCATTCAAACAAAACAATTCAGAATCAGGATTATTCAAAGGCAAACACCAATAGCTTGCTTTCCAATATTCTTTTTCAATATCATTCTTTGATAACTGCCCTAAGTACTCAATTCCTGCCTGCTTCATTAAATGCTGTATTGAATTAGCGAAAGCATGATTGCCCCTGGCTTGTCCTGCTATCTTGAAATATTGTTCTAGCCCGTAAGCAATTTTTAATCTAAGATTAGGATAATAAGTTTTAATTATTTTCCAGTTTTGTAGGATTTGAAATAATCCACGATCAGGACTAGAACAATAAAGCATTGTGTCTTCATCTTTGTCTTGTCGATTATCATCTAAAGAATCAATATCTACACCTAATTGAATATGTTTTGATTTGTCATTTGGAACAAATATATTCCTGGACTCAAGATATTGAGAGATACTTACAAAATAATTAATTCCTTCTGTGTTCCAAGGGCACTCTACTTCTGAGGATAAATGGATATTTCTAAAAACACTTGCACCACCGATCCACGGGGCCGGGTCTTTAAATGTAATTAAAACTGTACTATGTAAATAAGATGATAATGCAATACTCTCCCTAGGGAAATATTTAACCCCTTTCCTCTGCACTTCTAATAATCCCACGGACTCAATCTGCTGTTGCTTGAACCCCTCTGATTGTGTGTGATATACTTCTACTTCAAAATCTTGGCGTACAAATGCCTCAGCCATCTGCACTATTAATTCTTCTGAACCACCTAAGAACTGATCTATATCATCAGGCATCCAGCCACCAGATACTTCGTTGGTGAATAGGATAATTTTCATAAGAAATAACCTCCTTAGTTAATGTTTAATCAATTTTAAAATAATTAACAAACAATACACCTAACAATTCCTGGTAAGATGGATTACCATCTAACTCATCTCCTATACCCGCTGTTTCACATGCTGCAATTAGATCATCTTTTTTCATTGTGAAATAAGGTTCAAACGCTGCAATACCACCAGCCAAATCATTGTGCTTTGTTTCTAACGCATCAAATACAGATTGATGTACTCCTTGAATACTTAAAGAATCACCGCCACTGTGATTAACAGCTGGAAATTTATTTGGTACACCTTTTAAAGCCATCTTATTCTCCATTTCATATAAGTAAAAAGAGGCTAATTAAAGCCCCATAAATTTAACCATTAACTGCTTGAATAATTGTTCCAAGATTTGCAGCAATTACTTTTTCATCTTGATAGTAACCGCTCTCAATCTCATCTGCTTGGATCTTAGAATCATAAGGATGCCTTGCAACATTCATATTCATTAATCCAGGTTTTCTCCATCTAAAACTATACCCATGTGAAGGCAAATCAAGAGATGGTCGAGAAGGAACATAATTCACTAAAACAGTTGCGTTCCAGATCTGACTTAATGACATTGCTTGACCTTCATCAGCAGTATTTTTATAAGCGCCACCGATTAAAATACGATCCACTTCAAGCAAATTAGCTGCTTGTTGTAAAGTAGCATTACGGCCGCCGCCACTAACGCCAGTGCCATTGACTTTATCAATCACTTGTGAATTCCTTGAAAAGTTTCTCCAGGCATTCTCTGCCATTGTGATTTGATTAGGACGATACCCTGTCAAGTCTGCTTGTTGATCCATAGCTGTCCAAAGATCTTCAAGAGGTCTTGCGTTAGTAAAATCAGTCCACGCAGAACCAACAATAAAGTTAGTACCCACATTAGAAGTATTAACCGCTGTTGCAGCTGCTCTATTTTCCCAATCAAGCTTTAGAGCATCTTGCAAAAACATTACTTTTCCATTCTCTGTATCTCTTACAAAGATTGGATCAGCATTTGCCCTTTCTTCAATAGTCGTACTAACTTTCAATGCGTAGTTCTTAGCATAGTAATTAGCAGAACCCACTTGAAAATCAATTCGATTTGCTTCTGTTCCAGGTGCTCTAACAGTGTTATTAATTCTAAATAAGTCACCTTGATTGTATGTCTTGATCATGTCAGATTGAAATTGCACTGGCACAATTGGAAAAAGCTTATCAGCAATAAATCCTTCAGGCCGATAATTCAGAGCAATATTAGACAAATGTTTGTCTACATGTATCACTCGTCCTTGTAAATAACCCATAATCTAGCTCCTTAGTTATGCGATCAAAAAGATCGGGGTTGTGAAATTAAAAACACCCATACCAACAGAGCCTGATGTAACAGCTTCAAGTGCTTTACCTACAGACCATGTACCTGATGTTGCTAAAGTCATGTATCCAGAGGTTGTGACGGAAAGTTCCATGCCTGGTGTACTAACTGCCAAAGCTGCTGTATATTTCATTAGGCCATCAAAGCCCGCTGAAACATGACCACCACTATCAGCGCCAAACTTTAGCAGGCCAAATGCTAGAGCACCCGCTGCCGCAATATTACCAGTGTAATTATCTACTGCTTTATGAATAACACCCGTACCTGCTTTCATATTGCTTAGATCGGTCTTAGCCTTGAATGACCAGGCCCTAAATGTATTTTCAGTTCCCATTAATTAGCCCTCCCATAGGAAATCTTTTCAGTCCACTTATTATAGTCAGCATAAAGCTCTGGTTTAGATTCAAACACTAGCTCCTCTGCATCCATATAACTAAGACCCGCATTTGCCGCTCTGACTGTTGCAATCTCTTTTACAATCGCATCAGCTGCTTGTACTTCATCTTTACTCATATCTTGATCACCCGCTTTTTCATCAGTATCAAGTTTAACCGAATAAGCTTGTCCAATCTCTCTTGAAAGTTCTGCTGACAATGTTAAATCAGATCCTTCAGAAAAAGTGGCGTTTTGTGTATCAAGATGAGATTCAATTTTATCAACAATAGCAGGAAGTACTTTCCCAGCCTCTGCATCTTCTTTATACACTTTTAAAATGCTTTCTTTTTTCTCTGAAAACTGTCGTCCAGTCTCCATTTCTTTGAACTTCACTAATTCTGCTTCTTGATCTGTGAACTTAGACTTATCTGCTACCTCTTTATCCTTGTAAGTAGCATTCTCTTTTTCAAGGGTGTCTAGTCTTTTAGTCAAGAGATCAATTGCAGAAGTATCTTTTTTGTCTTCTGGCATTTTTTCCTCTTTTGGTTTATTTAAAAATCTTGGTTCTGAAAATTGTAATTGCTGAACATTAATATCTTTGGAAGAGTCTATGTTCAATGCGTCACTCAGAAACGCCTGTAAATCATCAAGCGTTTTTACTGCCGGCAAATCTGCCCCTAAAAGAGCAACGGCCGTTATGAACCAGCCAAACTGTTTAATATGATCCATTTCTATACTAACATTTGTGAACCTAGCTTTACCGATTGCTGAGAATAGAATATCGGGAACATTACTAAAGTCCGCTAATATCTTATCACCTCTTACAGTAAAACCACTCACAGCACCAAGAGCCGGATCACCATCATCTTGGCCTTTTAAAATCTGCTCCTCACTATGCCCTAACTTAATAGGTACATGATGAGTTTTACGTTCCATTAATTTGTTTGTGTTATCCACTATCTGCTGAAGATCCTCCTGCACAAACTTAGCTTGGTTCCAAGTACCAACTGCAAATATTTCCACTTTCTTCATATCGGGCATATTTAATCCTCTATTAAATTTCTTGCACTTTAAACCAAACGGCTAAATTATCGGGGCCAGCACCAGCAACTTTCGTGGAAGCCTCAACCTTGGTTCCCGCATTATAGATAAAATCAGTACCAGAAGCTGCTGCATTACCCGCCCTTCTATTTGCATCAAACATATATTCATTTGTGTAAGAAGATCCGGCATCACTTGTAATTTTAATTCTAGTCCATTGACTGACCGCTGGGTTAAATATACCTGTAACTAACCTAAAAGGATTATCTATAGCATCTGCTGCCACAATAGTTGTTAATGCTCCCCAAGTATCAGCACCAGCAGCGGAAGGTACATTTACACCTGTAAAATTATCAGGGTATATAGAAATAGGAGTTGCACCCTTAATATCGTTGTATGTATGGTTTCCGACTTCATCATCTATGTTGCGAGTATTCTTATGAAAATTAAGACTGTTAAAATGCTGTCCATCTCCGCTGTCAATGTCTAAAGCAAGTGCACAATCACCAAAATCAGACTCCCAGATTATATTTTCATCACTGGCACCATCAAAATGAATGCCCACCTTAGCTTTATGAATATTGACATACCCAACCTCATTTACTTTTGCATCCTCAAGATGTAAAGCGGTTGTATATGCTACATTTGCCTGGAACTGGACATCATGCATAATCCCACCACGAGTCTGTGCAGCTGAACCGTCAATATGAACTGATGTAGCTGCTGCAGTTAATCCTTCAGAATTAAAACCGCATTTTCTTACACGCCAACCGCTTGCCGTAAAACTGACCCCGTTCACCGTTCCGGTCTGGGAAATTGCAAGATCCTGAATTGAAGCTTTACCGGTAAAGTTTAAAATTGATGTTGCTCCAGCTGCTACATTCTTAATCGGTGCCCATATTCTATGCGTTCCTCTTATCTCTACATTTGCTGCCCAAGTTGGATCGCCTGTTGTTCCTATATCGTACCAAGTAGCTGTTGGCCCTACATATATCAAAGTGCAATCATTTACATCAGTACTACAAGCGTCAAGAGCATCCTGAATAGTTGTATAGGCTCTTAGCCACGTACTTCCATCTAAACCATTACCGTCTGGAGATACAAATAGAACAGCCGTAAAGGCTCTACCAGATGAAGCTATGCCTATCGCTGGAACTAACGTATCATAAACCCTATTTATGTCTACTGATTCACCTAAACCTAACGGATTATATTTTAACATATCTTATTTCCTCCCTTTTCCAGATTTAGATTGATTAGATGTAGAACAACCGCCTCTTCCTTTGTTTGCTCTTGACCCCTTGCCTGAACCGTTCTGCTTTGGTGTGCCTTTAGCCATAGTATATCCTATTTTAATTGTTTTTTAGTTAAAGTTTCAGGGTTGCCTCTTGGCTCTTTACCATCTTTCTTTATTACGTTCTCATATGCTGATTGCCCAAATTGTTTAGCTGGTGCAGTGATACCTTTCTTGTTATCAGGCTTCCACTTATCAACTAAAGTAATAGGAATCAAAAGTGATCTACAATTAAAATGATTTGGAGGAGTTATAGTTCCCCAAATTGGATCGTCCATCATAAACTTCTTGCCATTTAGACTTTGGCAAGTAGGAGTTGTTAAATTGTCTAGTAAAGCTGAATATTCCATGCCCTGAACAAAGTTACCGACAGCTGGATCTGTATATGCTCCTACTGATGCTTGATTAAAAATACTAGAAATAGAAGTTCTGGCTATTGTTGATAATCTTGCTCTACTCACACCATCTGGAATCTTTCCTGTCTTTGGATCTCTTGCACCAACTAAGCCTGGGATATTATCTTCCATTTGCCTGATGATCTGATCTATTCCTAACTCATTAGTAATGCCGTCAGTCAAAGCGTATTCAAGAGCTGATAACATTGAATCAGTTACATCCTTTGTTTGTTGATATGCAGATGATCTAAAATAATCTTCAGCTGCCTTTAAAGTAATACCATCAATAAAATGTTGTACTGTCCATGCATCAGCATTACATGCCATCTTATCTGCTAACGCTAATTTCAATTCTAGCTTTTTAATAATCTGTGTATCATTACCAACTGCTTTCTTTAATGCTTTAATTCCTGACGTTCTACCCAAATCATAATTCTTACTTAGATTAAATTGTACTGTTTTATTGAATTCAGCTTTATTTTCGGACTTGATTGCTGAACTTGATCCCTTTACTATCTTATCTATGTCTTTTTTCCTTGATTGTACGTCTGAGCCTTTGAAAACTTTGTTTATATATGCTTGACTATCTAAATTCATTTTATCAACGATAACGGTCATTTTAGAAGCATAAACATCTTCATTGGTATCGAGCTTATTTTCTAAATCATTAAAGTTTATTCTATCAATAAAGGTTACTTGATCATTATCATAATAAACTGGGCCTTTTGGTTGAGTTACTAAATCAATTGAGCCGTCTCTAAGATCAATATTAAGTTCATCCATTCCATCTAAATCACCTAATAGAATTCTTTCAAGGCCCTTTGTTGCTTCAGCATTAATAGAAGATGTCATTTTATCGATCTTCTTTTTAAATATTTCTTTCTCTTCTTCAGTTAAATACTTAACAAGAGGAGACTCTGATGCCTGTTGTTTATTATCAACTTTTGGTCGCTCAGTTTGCTCCTCTTGTTTCCCGGGTTCTTTCTTTTCTTTTACATCTTCTTTCTTTTCGTCTTTAATCTCTTTTTCGATGGGTTCTTTTGGTTCATCTTCAATAGCTGGAATCAATGGCTCCGCACCTTCTTCACGCTTAGGATATAATAATAAATCCCTTGTTCTGGCCTCATCTTCTTTTGTATTAATGACTACACCTTTTTGAGTAGCATCAATCCAGATAGAGGCTATCTCTCTTTTCTGCGTTGTCGTGTGAGCATCAAGAGTAAATTTAGGATAATCTGTTCTACCAAAGTTCCATAAGGCTAATTCAGCAAAGACTTGTTCTCCTAATGTGTCACTCAGGTATTCACCTTCCTCTTGTACTGTCATCATAAAAGCGTCAAGTTGAGTATCTCCTAAAGCCCTTGAACCACCCGTCA